AATGGTTGTATCTTGTGAAACTGATTAGGGTTCTTTATTTCCTGTTGGTGTTATACGAATGACAATCAAATGTATGTATGATTATTAATCAGGAACACCATAAGGAGAAATAAATGGATAAAATTATAAACAAAATACAAAAGAAAATAGACGCAATAGAAAAATTACACGATAAGGAAAGTCTTATGTGTGAAGAAGTCAAAGACCTTTTAGAAGAATTAAGAGAAAATTCAGTAGAGGAGTCTATTGAAGAAGATGATTTAGACGAGGATTTTGACGAAGAAGAAATTGACGAGGACGAGGATAAGTAGTAAAAGGATTTATTATGGCTAAAGATATTAAATTATATAAAGATGGGAACGAAGTTACAATTAACGAAACTCAACTTGAAAATTTTATAGCACTTGGTTATAAGCAACAAAACGATAAAAAAGATAAACCAAAAAAGGAAAATAAAAAATGGCAACACATCACGGAAAAGAAGGTGTAGTTAAAGCGGGTGGAACTGCAATCGGAGAATTGACAGGATTCACAATAGAAACTACTGCTGATGTTGTAGAGGATACAGAAATATCAGATGCAACAAAATCATTCTTAGCTGGAAGAACATCATTTTCAGGAACTTTAGAAATGAATTATGATGAAACAGACTCTCCTCAACAAACTTTAACTGTTGGAAGTTCAATAGCTTTTATCTTATTACCTGAGGGCGATACATCAGGAGACGAAAGCTTTACAGGTACAGGAATTGTTACAGGAATGTCAGTTAATAATGCTATGGACGCAGTAATATCAAGAAGTGTTACTTTTCAAGGTACAGGTGCTTTAACTAGAGGAACTGTCTAATATTAATTTATGTCAGTAATAGATAGAGTTAAAACTCACTTTGAGTCACTTCAAACGATTACAATTGAAGTTGAAGAATGGAAAGACGAACACGGCAAACCATCTATATTTTATTCTGAACCTTTAACATTAGAAGAAAAGAATATTATCTTTAAGAAGTCTAGTAATTTCCAAGACTTAAATGTTCTTGTTGATTTACTTATAATGAAACTTCAAGTTAAAGATGATAAAGGGAATCTTAAAAAAGCTTTCCAACCTGAAGATAAATTTGCTTTAAGAAAAAAAGCAGACTCTAATGTAATCGCAACTGTTGCTAATCGTATTCTTGTAGATACTAATTACGAGGAAGCCGAAAAAAAGTAGAAAGCGACCCTGATGTCAGGTCGCTATTAGTAATAGCAGACAGATTGCACATCACAATCCAACAAGTTTTAGATATGCCTGTAAGCCATTATAATCTTTGGTTAGCTTACTTGAAAAAAGAGCAAGATGAGTATAAAACAAAGAAATCACTAGCTGAAGCAAAAAGGTATAATTTATAATGGCAAACCAAAGACTCAATATAGACATAGTAGCACGAGATAAATCTCAACAAGCATTAGGTAGATTACAAGGTAATTTACAAAAAGTTAAACAATCTGTATTTAATTTAAGAAATGCTTTTATAGGTATAGGTGCTGGTTTAGTTTTAAAAGGATTTTTTAATGCTGGAGTTCAAATAGAAAATCTTGAAGTTCAATTAAATGCTTTATTCAAATCAGCAGACAAAGGTAAGAACGCATTAAAAACGCTTACTGCTTTTGCGGCAACAACACCATTTGAATTATCTAATATTCAACAAGGTGTAACTGCACTTGTTACTATAAGAAAACAAGCTGAAGATGCTGGAATATCATTTGAAGAATTATTAACCATCACAGGAAACACAGCAGTTATTCTTGGTGGAGATTTTGCTTTAGCCGCTTTACAAATTCAAAGATCATTTAGTGCTGGTATCTCTAGTGCAGAATTGTTTAGAGAACGAGGTGTTAAAGCAATGGCGGGTTTCAAAGAGGGAGTTAGTATAAATGCCAAACAATCAGCAATAGGTTTAAAAAATGCTTTTGGTAAAAATGGAGAATATGGCAAATTAATGGAAGATTTGGCTCAAACTACATTTGGAACTATATCAAACTTAAAAGATGCTTTTTTTATATTTCAAGTAGATGTTGCACAAGGTTTTTTTGGTGCGTTAAAACAAAATTTAGGCGATCTTAAAAAGACAGTAGAAGAAAACAGACAAGAAATAGCCGAATTTGGTGCAATGATAGGTGCTGGTTTAAGTTCAGCTATACAATTTACAGCAAAATCAGCTAAATTTTTAAAGGATAATTTAACTCTTATTGTTGAAACAGTTAAAATTCTTATAGCATTTAAACTTATTAAATTTTTTGTTAATCTAGCGGCTTCTATTAATCTTGCAAGTGTTGCAATGCTTAAATTTAATAAAGTAACAAAAAAGAATTTACTAATAGCTGGTGCGGCAGTTTTAGTTTCGCAGTTAGACAAGATTATAAAAAAAATAAAAGAAATTAGAGGAATATCAGAGGAAACAATAGAAACTGATGTTGCGCCATCAATAGATATTAAAAAACAAATACCTGAAGCATCAATGATTGATAAGATTAATTTTCAATTTCAAGTGCTTTTCAAAACAATAGAAGATGGTAATAAAAATAAACTAGAGAAATTTAAAGACAATTTTAAAAAAATTGGAGAAATAGTAGGAACATCAATTAATAATGGAATAACTAAAATGTCTGATGGTATTGCAAGATCAATTATACTAGGAGAAAATTTAGCAAACACATTTAAAAAAATGGCACAAGAACTTGCAGTAAAAGTGTTAAGTGCAATTATTGAAATTATAGCAAGAAAAACAGTAGAATTAGCAATAGAAAAATTAATTACTAGAGAAAAAGAAAAACAAGCAAAACTATCTCAACAAGAAGCTATGGGTAGTACATTTTCAAGTTTATTCTCCTTTGCTGGTAAATTTTTTGATAAAGGCGGTGCAGTATCAAAAGGACAACCTGTTGTTGTTGGTGAAAGAGGTGCTGAATTATTTATACCAAATCAAACAGGTCAAATCACACAATCAGCTAGAGGAACAGGTGGTGGTGCAGTAAATGTTAATTTTACAATCAATGCTGTTGATGCAAGTGGTATTGATAGATTATTAGTCGAAAGACGAGGAACTATATCAAGAATAATTAACGAATCAGTTAATGAAAGAGGGAGTAGTAATTTAATCTAATGTCAGGTGCTTTTCCAATATCAAGTGCAAAATTCTCAACTATGGGAATCAAGTCTATTCAGACTACAATTATATCTAAATCAGATAGTGGTAAAAGATTAGCTAGGCAAATAGATGGTCAAAGATTTGCATTTAGTGTTGAGATTATAACAGGTAAAAGATCAGATATTTATGGTGAGTTAATGGCATTTATAATTAAACAAAGATCAGGTAAAGAAACTTTTACAATTACACCACCTGAAATAAAAAATGCTAGAGGTTCTGAAACAGGAACAGTTTTAGTCAATGGAGTTCACGCAGTTGGTGATACAACAATAGCAATGGACGCATTCGCTGGTGATGGTGCGGGGCGATTTAAGACGGGAGACTTTATTAAATTTGCTTCGCACAATAAAGTATATATGGTTGTTGCAGATGTAACTTCAAGTTCTAATGCCGCAACTGTTACGATTGAACCACCTCTTACAACAGCGCTAGCAGATGATTCAGTTGTAACTTATGATTCTGTTCCCTTTACAGTTTTTTTAACTAATGATGTGCAAGAGTTTGGAGCAGTTGGTTCAGACAAAGATGGGAACTTAATTTATAAATTTCAATTTGATGTAGAGGAAGCTTTATAATGAAATATTTAGTAAAACATTGGATTAATGTTGATATGATCGCAGAAGAAGTTATTGATGGTAAAGACGTAGATTTAAAAACAAATAATATAGGTAAGCACGAAGAACCATCAGAAAATGCAAGCTATGTTGTTTCAGATAATATAAAAGTAAAAAGGAGAACAATAGAAGAATATGACGAGAAGCTTAACGACAGCAATAAAGAACGAATTAGCGACTAATGACCTTAGACCCGTCCATCTTATCACAATCGGTTTCTCTAGCCCTGTTAATATTACTGATTGTTCATTTCCTTTAACAAGTTCTGTTTCAGGTTCTAGTGTCACTTATTCCGCTTCAAGTTTTATTATGGGTATATCTAACTTTTCTGAAGAAGTTGATATAACAAAAACAACTTTAAATCTTGGATTATCAGGTGCAAGTCAAACATTTATTTCTACTGCCTTAAATGAGAATGTTGTTAATGATTCAGTAACAATACATAGAGGATTTTTAGATGACAATAATGCTTTGATAGCAGACCCATTTCTACTTTACAAAGGAACTATTGATACTTTTGAAATATCTGAAAAGGGTGCTGATAGTAATATTATATTTAAGATTGTATCTCATTGGGCAGACTTTGATAAATTAAATGGACGTAAAACTAACAATACATCTCAACAAAGATTTTTTAGTACAGATGTTGGTATGGATTTTTCAAGTGAGACAGTACAAGATATTAAATGGGGTAGGGCATAGTGCAAGAGATAATTAAATTATTCCAAACTTTTGATAAATACAAAGATAATAGTTATCAAGAATTATATTATCATATTTTGCCATCAATCAATTTAGAACAATATAAAACATTTAAAGATGAAAAAGGTTTATATGGTTTTGTTAATTGGGCTAAATTAGATAACAAAGACGAAGATCAATATAGTCAGACAGGATTTCTTTATAAAAGTCAATGGAACACAGGAAAAAATATTTGGTTATATGATATTGTTATAGTAAGAAAAGCAAAAGAAGTAATGAGATGGGTATATAATTATTTTAAAGGATATTTAGAAACTAATCAATCTATAAATTGGTTAAGGTTAGATAAAGATAATAATATTTATAGAGTTGGTAAAAAATACAAAAGGGAGTTTCATATCTAATGGGTGGTGTAGTAAAAAAAATAATTGAGATTCCATTAAAAATTGTAAGTAAAGCTTTATCTTGGATAATTCCACAACCTGAAATACCTGAGTTTGGTGAGACAGATTTTGATTCTTTTGAAAAAGGTATTCTTTTAAATAAACAATCTAATGATGCAAGTATTCCTATTGTTTATGGTGAAAGATTACTTGGTGGAACTAGAGTATTTTTAGAGACATCAGGTACAGATAATGAGTTTTTATATATGGCTTTGATTCTGTGTGAGGGTGAAATAAACTCAATAGAAGAAATTAGAGTTGATGATAAAGTAGTTTCTTTTGATGGTGCTTTATCAGATAATACGCAAAGATCAGTAGCAAGTTTAGATGGTAATTTTTATAAAGATTCAGTTTCTTATATTACAATAGAACCACACTTAGGTTCAGATGGTCAAAGTGCATCTAGCTTACTCTCAACATTATCAAGCTGGGGAAGTAATCACAAGTTATCAGGTCTAGCTTATTTAGCTTTGAAGTTTAAATGGAATCAAGATGTATTTGGTGGCATACCAAAAGTTCAAGCAAAGATAAAAGGTAAAAAGGTTGTTACACTAGCTTCTAATTTATCTGAATCTTCAGCTACATTTTCATCTAATCCAGCTTTTTGCTTATTAGATTATTTAAGAAATACAAGATACGGAAAAGGATTAGCAACAACAGATATTGATTTACAAAGTTTTTATGATGCTTCACAAGTTGCAGTAACACAAGTAACACCATATTCAGGTGCATCAGATATAAACATATTTGATTGCAATGCAGTATTAGACACTTCAAAAAAAATAATTGAAAATACAAGAATTTTACTTAGAGGTTGTCGAGGATTTTTACCTTACTCATCAGGTAAATATAAATTAGTTTTAGAAACAACAGCTTCAGCTTCAATAACACTTACAGAAGATGATATATTTGGTGGTTATAGTTTAGCAAGTGAGGATAAAAATAATAAATACAATAGAGTGATAGTATCTTTTGTAAATCCTGATAGGAACTTTCAAGTAGATGAAGTTCAGTTTCCACCAATAGATGACTCAGGTTTAACTAGTGCAGATCAACACGCAACTATGAAAACAGCAGATGGCGGTTTTTTATTAGAGGGTAGATTTGATTTTCAAACATTAACCTCTCCGTATCAGGCAGAAGAAATGGCAGAAGTTATTTTAAGAAGATCTAGAGAAGCTTTAAAATTAAATATTAATGCTGGTGGAAATGCTTATGATTTAGCTATAGGAGATATTGTAAATATAACACACGCATCAATAGGTTTTTCTGCAAAAGCATTTAGAGTAAATAGTATGTCTTTTAATGAAGATTTTACAGTAGGATTAAATTTAATAGAGCATCAAGATTCACACTATACTTGGGCTACTAAAGGTCAAGTTGCTAGTACACCATCAACTAATTTACCTAATCCTTTTTCTATTCAACCACCAGCAAGTGTTACTTTAACAGACGAAATGATTGAATATGCTGATGGAGTTGTTTTAACAAGATTAAATATTGTAATCGGTGCATCACCTGATTCGTTTGTTCAATACTATCAAGTTGAAGCTAAAAAAACCTCAGAAGATAATTTTAAAATAATATCAAGTGGAACAGAATTAAGACACGAGTTTTTAAACGTAATTGATGGAGAAAATTATACAGTTAGAGCAAAAGCGATAAATGCTTTAGGAGTATCATCAACATTTACTTCTGCAACTCACACAGTAGTCGGTGCAACAGAAACACCAGCAGACGTAACAGATTTATCGGTTTCTTTAGTGGGTTCAAATCAAATGGAGTTATCTTGGACACCTGTCGCAGATTTAGATATAAGTTGGTATGAGATTAGATTTCAAAATGTTACAAGTGGTGCTACATGGAATGAAAGCACACCAATAGCAAAGGTTGTAAGAAGAAAATCTAATGCTTTAGTTGTAAATGCTCAAATTGGGTCTTATTGTATAAAGGCAGTAGATAAATTAGGTAATAGTTCTGCAAATGCTTCAATAGTCTCAACTAATATTTCTTCTTTAGCAAATTTTACAAATGTTTTAACTTTGAGTGAATAATGGCAAATTTTGATGGAACAAGAGATAGTAATGTAGCAATATCAACGGACAATGCTGGTAGAAAAGTATTAATATTAGATACAATTACACAAACTGATAGTTTAGTAGGAAATGTAGATTCTGCTGAGGGTAACTTTGATTTAGGTGGCACAGACTCTACATCTAATCCTACTAATTTTGGTGGTAATGTAAAATCATCAGGAGAATATATTTTTTCAAATACACTCTCATTAGATGCTATTTATGACACAACTTTAGGTGCTGTTATCGGTATGAGTTCAGAAGATGAATATGATTTATTTGATTCAGGTAGAGGTGCAACAAATTTTGAAGAAGCCAAAGCACCTTTTGATGGAAGCCCTGAAATACAATGTGGTGCTGAAGTAAT